CGTACGTCAACGCTCCGCGCCCCGAGCACGGCATAAAACTGCTTAAATATTTTTTGGAGGTAATGTTATGGCAGAAGAAGCTAACGTAAACAATCAGAATCAAGGGCAGAATCAAAATGCCGGCAATTCCGATCCGCAGTCCGTTCCTGCCCGCGAAATTGACTATGGCAAAATCGCCGAAATTGTTGCAAACGGCACAGAACAGAAGGAATCGGAAATACTCAGAAATTATTTTAAACGTCAGGGATTGTCTCAGGAGGAAATGTCAGCCGCGATTAACGTATATAAGGAGGAAAAGGCAAAGAACACTCCCGATTTGAATGAAATCCAGTCGCAGCTTGCACAGGCGCAGAAAGCCGCCTTGACGGCAGAGATTCAGCGAGCCGGCACTCTGGAAGCCATTACAATGGGAATTGACGTAAAGACAGCGCCGTATATTCTTAAAATGGCGGATATGAGCGGAGTTACCGGAGAAGATGGAAAGCTCAATCAGGAGGCGTTGAAAAACGCTATAGCAAAGGTATTAGAAGACATACCCCAGTTAAAGCCGCAGGCCGGCGGAGCTAAAGGCTTTAAATTCGGAGCCGATGGAGATTCCGGAGACAATAACGCGAACAATGAAGCTCTTAAAGCGGCGTTCGGGCTTTAATACAAGAAAGGATGATATAAATGGCAGTATATGATTACGCGACGACCTTTACAGGCTTGCTTCAGGAGAAATATTCAAAGGAGCTTTGCTCAGACGCACTGACTAAGAGCAATATGCAGGTGCAGTTTATCAATGCTCAGACTATCAAGCTTCCAAGAATGACGCTTAGCGGTTACAAGGATCACTCGAGAACGCCGGGCTTTAATTCCGGTACTATGTCAAACGATTGGGAGCCTAAAAAGCTTGAACATGACAGAGATATAGAGTTTTTCATCGATCCGATGGATATCGACGAAACTAATCTCACGCTTTCAGTTGCAAATATTCAGAACACATTTGAGACTGAGCGTGCTATTCCCGAAAAGGACAGCTATCGTTTTTCTAAGCTTTTTGCGGAGCTTACAACTTACGGCGGAAATATCGACGCTACCGTTTTGACAGCGGCTAATATACTTGATAAATTTGACGATATGATGACCGCAATGGACGAGGCGGCAGTGCCGGAGGAGGGCAGAATTCTGTACGCAACTCCGACTGTCAAAAAACTTCTTAAACGCGCGGAAGGTATTCAGCGTAATATCGATGTGAGCAGCCAGTCGGGAATTGACAGGCGGGTGCATAGTCTTGATAACGTTGAAATAAAAAGCGTTCCATCCGCCAGAATGAAAACGCAGTACAATTTTACGGACGGCTGTACTCCGGCAGACGGGGCAAGACAAATAAACTTTATTCTTATTCACCCATCCTGCGTTGTTTGTAGGGATAAGTACAGCTATATCAAGCTTTTTACTCCTGGAACAGACAGCAGGACCGCAGACGGTTATTTGTATCAGAACCGCAATTACGGGGATCTGTTTTTGCTTGAGATGAAAAAAGACGGTTGTGCAATGAACGTAGAGCCGGCAACTGTTGAGGAAGAGAATACGGAACAGGAAAGCGTATAAGGAGATGATAAAATGAAAGCTATAAAAGGAAACAAGGTATACGATATAACCGAACAGGAAAAGCAGTCGTACATAAGCCGCGGCTTTGATATACAAGACGAAGACGGAAATATAGTTTCCTACGGCAAAGGCAAAAGCGTACCGTTCAGCGAATATGAAAAGGTAAGATCAGAGCTTGAAAAGCTGAAAACCGAACGTGAAACGAAGCCGCCTAAAAAGGAAAACAAATGATGTACGCAGACAGCGCATATTACGCCGACGTTTACGGCGGTACGACAATACCGGAAGAATCTCGTAATAAATACCTCGGTTTTGCATCAAGACACGTTGATTCCCTGACCTACAACAGGATAGTGGGCCGGGGATTTTCTGAGCTTACGCCTTTTCAGCAGAACATTATCCGCGAAGTGGTTTGTCTGCAAGCGGATTTTGAATATGAAAATGCCGACGAAATCGGTAGTATACTTTCCGGCTATAGTATCAACGGGGTATCGGCTCAGTTTGGAAGCTCGTGGAACGTTTACACGGATAAAGGGGTAGCAATAAGGAGCGATGTTTACGCGCTGCTGTCCCAGACAGGTCTGTGCTGCAGATTAATGAGGTGATTAAATTGAAATATCCGTGTCTTGTGCCGAAAAGACTGTGCAGAACTCCCGTTATCGTTGAAATAGAACAGGAAGGGCTTAATAAATACGGAGAGCCGAATAAAAGCGTTGTTATAAAAGAAATGTGCAATTATCAGGATAGCGGCCAAACAATTCTCACCGCTGAAAAAAAAGCTTATACAACTTTCCGGTACAGTTCTTTTCACCGGCGATATAGCGCCTGAAATACCGAATATAACAGGCGGTACGGTAACGGTAAACGGAAGTTTAAGGCGTATTTTTAAAGGACAAAAGGCGAGAAATCCTGACGGCTCCGTAAATTATACAAGATTGGATCTGATATAATGCAAAAAAATGTAAGCTGTAATATAAATCTGAATGAAACAGCTATTAAACAGCTTGAACGCGCGCAGATAACGGCTCTTGAAAAAACTGCCGAATTTATCCACACCGATGTTGTGCAATCGCAGACGATACCGTTCGACGTGCCGACGGAAAAAGAAAAAGCGGCGGGCAAGACAACCGCCGGAACATTACAGAACGAAAAGCATTTTATCGATTCGGCACAAAGTAAAATAGGTAAGGTATTCGTCTGCGTTGAGGGACCCTACGCCCGACGGCTGTATTTTCACCCTGAATATAATTTTGATAAGGGCGAAAATCCCTATGCCGGCGGAAAATGGTTTGAGCCTTACAAGGACGGGGGGAAAAAGAATTTAAAGGTCAGGGCAGCGTTTAAGCAATTTTATAAACGGGAAACGGGGGTATGAAATGCTTTATCTGTCTGATATACGCGATTTTATCGGAACAATGGGAATAACTGACGACGAAAAGGTTTACAGCGGCAAAATGCCGGATAAGAACTTCAAGAGTATAGGAGTTTATAATCTGAAACGTTCTCGTCCGCCGAATATACCAGCGGGAGGATTGAAAAACAGCAGCTATGGCGTAAGGTCCGTTTCTCTGCTTTGCCATTGGAATAAAAGCCAGCGTGAAACAGAGCGCGCCGCTCAGCGGCTGTGGAATGAGCTTTACAGTACGAGAAATTCGGTAATAAACGGAAACAGAATACTGTTCGTAATGCTGTTGCTCGATGAGCCTGTATCGGTTGATACGGATGAAAACGGCATATATGAATATGTAATTGAATGCGATTTTTATTATGAAAGACCAGCTATAAAAAGTCAATACCCAAAATGAAAAAATCAAGATAAATTTTTAGGATTTTTCGTAGGGGTTGGCAAATAAGGTCTGTTCTCTTTGAGAATAACAAAAATAATATTACAAAGCTTGCGAGCAACACCTCCGACAGCAGTGAGATGGTGCTTGCCTCTGGCTCTGAGAGATTGATAATATTCAGATAAAACGGGGTCGCAGAAAGCGGCACGCTGTGCGGCAAGCCAGATAGCTCTGCGCAGATAAGGTGAACCACGCTTGGAGATTTTGTTTTTAGTTCCTGAAAACTCTCCCGATTGTTTAACGGTAACGTCAAGTCCTGCAAAGGCAACAAGCTGATTAGGACGTTCAAAGCGGTTGATATCGCCGATCTCACTGACGATGATTGCACCAAGAACATCACCGATACCGGTGATAGTGGTTATGTATTGATTGGTTTCGTGAAGAAGATTTGAAATCTGTTCTTCAAGCTCAGAAAGCTGATTTTCAAGGAAAACAACCTGCTGCATAAGCTGCTTGATCTGAAAAGAAAAAGCGTCTTTTGCAAAGGCGATACCAAAGGTGTTTTTAGCAGCAGCTTTGAGTTCTTCAGCCTTCTCTTTGCCAAATTTACCGTGACTTGCTTTGTTCAAAATGTTGGTAAGCTTTCTTGTGGAAATTGCAAGCATATCTTCAGGTGTTGGGCAGTTCAGAAGCAACTCGGTTGATGAGCTTCCGAATGTATCTGAAAACAGCTTGTCATACTCGGGGAATACTTGGTCAAGCAATGCAATTACACGTCTTTTGCAGTCGCCGCAGGCGTCCACAAGTGCAAGACGATAGCGTGAAAGCTGTCTTAATGCAATGATATTTTCCTCAGAAAGCGAGGTTGCGGAATATTCTCCGAAACGCATAATCTGAGCGATGATATATGAATCCTTAGAGTCGTTCTTGGTCTGACGAATATACATTTTTCTGAAAGCTTCGGACTGAATAGGGTTGATAACCTTGACAGTATATCCAAGCTCAAGGAAAAAAGCATATACGGAAAGCCAGTAGTGACCAGTTGCTTCCATTCCGATGATAACATCGTCAGGAGCAATTTCAAATTTTTCAAAAACAGCAAGGATTTTTCCACAGCCTTGCTTGTCGTTGGAGAAGGGGATGCTGTCAAGCAGAGTTTTGCCGTTTATGTCGATGACGGAAGCCTCGTGCTTGTATTTAGCGATGTCAATTCCGCAATAAAACATTGTGATACACCTCGTAAAATTTTGTTACAGCAAAGGTTATCCTCTGTATTTTACGGAAATACAACCTCGTTAGATATTCAGCACTTAAATGCTATCCAGCTCATTCGCATCTGTCCGTAAAGCAGAGGCGCTACTCTTTCAAAGGAAGCCTTGCTTCAAGGAAGCGAACAGCGCCCTCTGACTGTACAGATTTATTATCTCACATTTCTGTGTGATAAACAAGAGGTTTCATAGGGGTTCTCTTTAAATTACCCTTAAATTTATTATACGAGGAAGAAAAAATGAAAAACAAAAAATCAACGCAAAGCCTGTTCGGACTGAAAGGCTTCGGCAGATACGGACTGAAAACGGAAAAAGGCGAGCTGTCCTTTTTCAGCGTTCAGCCAACCAATATATCCGTATTGTCAAATGAAAATATTGATACGAAGATACGCCGCCTTATGACGCTGCTGAGCATGATACCGGAGCTTGAAATAATCTGTCTTGACAGCTGCGAATGCTTCGACGGCAACAAGATCAATATCAGAAACAGGATAGACTGCGAAGAAAATCCCGCTGTCATAAAGCTGCTGGAACAGGACATGAAGTTTTTAGACGACATTCAGCTTGAAATGTCTACCGCAAGACAGTTTATGTTCTGCGTAAGAACAAAGGACAAAAAGGAATCGCAGATATTTCAGCAGATAAACCGCGCTTCCAAGATAATATCGGAGCATGGCTTTGACGTCAGAAGAATGAATAAGGAGGATATAAAGAGAATGCTGGCTATTTACTTTGACGTCTCTATGAACGGAGATAAAATCGAGGACGCGGAGGGAGAAAAATATATTGAGCCGATACAGGATAAGGAGAAGCCGTATGCCGTTTAAAAAAAGAGCGATGACTCCGGAACAGGCGGAGGAAATAAGGATACAGGAGTTTTTTGACCGCGTCGTTCCCGGCACGGTCCGTTTTTTTACCGACCATTTTATCTGCGGCAATTCGTATAAATGCGTGTGGGCGGTCAGAGAATGGCCGCCTACCACCGAAGAACAGGCGATCCTCGCCCATCTTGCCGACAGAAGCTCGGTTACTTTAAGAATATATAACCGCCTTGTGGACAGCGCCGAGCAAAGGCAGATAATTCAGCACGCCGCAAGAAGAAACAAGCTTATGTCGACTGTAAACGACGTAACGGAATCGATTGCCGCGGAAAGCAATTTACAGGACGTTGTTCAGCTTATTGCCGATATGCGCCGAAACAAGGAACCGCTGCTGCACTGCGCCGTGTTTATCGAACTGAAAGCGGTAAGCGAGGACAAGCTTAAGGAGCTTCAGTCGGATATACTAATGGAGCTTACGCGCTCAAAAATAACTGTCGACAGACTGATCCTCCGTCAGAAAGAAGGAATGCTCTCAGCTCTGCCGTTCGGATACAATGTGTTCGGCAGTCTGTATGAACGCGTTCTTCCGGCGAGCTCGGTCGCAAATCTCTATCCGCTGAATTACAGCGGAAAAACCGATGAAAAGGGCTTCTATATCGGAAAAGATAAGTTCGGAACAAACATTTTGGCGGACTTTGATAAGCGAAGCGACGACAAGACAAACGCAAACGTTCTCATTTTAGGAAACAGCGGTCAGGGAAAGTCGTACCTTATGAAGCTTTTGCTTACCAATATGAGGGAGAGCGGAAAAAGCATAATAATTTTAGACGCTGAACAGGAGTACAAGGAGCTGACGGAAAATCTGGGAGGAACCTATCTCGATTTCATGTCGGGAGAATATATGATAAATCCCCTTGAACCCAAAACCTTCGGAGAAGCTGAGCGTGACGGACAGTCTCCGGAAGCGTTCAGAAGGATAACAAGGCTAAGTCAGCACATATCATATTTAAAGGACTTTTTCAGAGCATACAAGGATTTCACTGACAGCGAGATAGATACGATAGAAATTATGTTAATGAAATTGTATGCAAGATTCGGTATTGACGACCTCACTGATTTCAACAGGCTGAAGCCGGAGGATTATCCTACAATGACCGATCTTTATGAACTGACGGAAAAGGAATTCATGATTTTCGACGAGGAAAAGAAACGTTTGTACACAGAGGAGATACTGCAGAACATCTGTCTGGGACTGCATTCTATGTGCAGAGGAGCTGAAGCAAAATATTTCAACGGGCATACTAACGTTAAGGATTCAAAGTTTCTGTGCTTCGGAGTAAAAGGTCTTATGGACACAAACAAAAGGCTTAAAGACGCTCTTTTGTTCAATATTCTGAGCTACATGTCAAATCAGCTTTTAGGCGAAGGGAACAC